TACCCTGAATACCTTGAGCGCCAGTAGGTCCAACGTTACCTTGGATACCTTGATCGCCTTGGATACCTTGCGGTCCAGTTGGGCCGTGATCGCCTACAGCACCTTGTGCCCCTGTAGGTCCTGTAAGTCCGGTATTGCCTTGTGCACCCGTTGGGCCTGTAACGCCTTGAATACCTTGTGCACCGGTAGGGCCAGTAGGTCCAACCACACCTTGAGCACCTGTAGAACCTGTAGGACCAGTTGGGCCGACAGCACCCGTAGAACCTGTAGAACCAGTCGGACCTGTGGGGCCAACTACGCCTTGGATACCCTGAATACCTTGAATACCTTGTGCGCCTGTCGGGCCAAGATTACCTTGGATACCTTGAGCGCCTGTAGGACCCGTAGGGCCAGTAACAGATGGACCAGTAGGACCGGTAGGGCCGTCACCTTTTAAAGCGCGGATAACAATGGAATGCCCAGATGCAGGAGCAATAACAAAGCTGAGTGTTGTACCGCTGACGGTAAAGTCCGTCGTTGGTTTTTGAGCAACACCGTTTAAATAGACAAGAATATTGTCAGTTACAAACCCAGAGCCAATCGTAAACGTTGTCGTGGAATTATCACCAGTAAACGAATATGTAATGGCCGAGAACGGATAACCAAAACCAGGAGCGCCTGTAGGACCTGTAATAGAAGGACCTGTAGGGCCTGTCGAACCAGTTGGGCCTGTAGGACCTTGCACAGTTGAGTCAGCGCCAGTTGAGCCCGTAGGGCCTGTTGGGCCAACTATGCCCTGAATACCTTGGATACCTTGAACACCCTGAACGCCAGTAGGTCCGAGATCGCCTTGTGCGCCTGTAGGGCCAGTAGGGCCAGTCACGCCTTGGATACCTTGAGCACCAGTTGGACCTTGAATGCCTTGAATGCCCTGTTCACCTGTAGGTCCCGTAGGGCCAGTTACGCCTTGGATACCCTGAATACCTTGAGTGCCCTGAGGGCCGGTAGGTCCAACAACTGTGGAATCAGCGCCTGTGGGGCCGACTATACCTTGAGCGCCTGTTGGGCCTGTAGGACCAACAACACCTTGAATGCCTTGAGCACCAGTAGGGCCTGTAACACCTTGAATGCCTTGCGCGCCCGTAGGACCAGTAGGTCCCGTAGGGCCTTGAACAGTTGATGCGGCACCAGTTGGGCCTGTAGGGCCTTGAACGCCTTGTGCACCATCAAGATTGACTGTCCAGTCGGCATACGTACCTGTGCCGGTAACATTAACAACATCAAACGTTAGTAGACCACTAACGCTGTTGTAGGAGACAACAGGGCCATGTAAGTGGGTAGTGGTATCACCGTTGTAACTGATAATGATATTCTGAGCTTCAGAATATGACAGTCCTGTACCAATTGTCAGAGTTAAATTAGTACCCGTAGCAACGGCTAACGACGTTGTACTTGTTGTTTTATAGCGATCACCATTAGCGCCAGCAGTGCCTGTAGAACCTGTAGGACCCGTTACACCTTGAATACCTTGAGCGCCTGTTGGGCCGGTAGGGCCTGTAACACCTTGAATACCTTGAGCGCCCGTTGGGCCAACCTCGCCTTGGATGCCCTGTGAACCGGTGGGTCCTTGAATACCTTGGATGCCTTGCGCACCAGTAGGCCCTACAACACCCTGAATACCTTGTGCGCCAGTAGGTCCAGTAACACCCTGAATACCTTGTATACCCTGAGTACCTGTAGGGCCCGTAACACCCTGAATGCCTTGTGCGCCTGTCGGACCCGTAACGCCTTGAATGCCTTGTATACCGGTGGGGCCAACTGCCCCTGTAGGGCCAACGTTACCCTGGACACCCTGTACACCTTGAGAACCTGTTGGGCCTAAAGCACCAGTAGGGCCAGCTACCCCTGTCGGACCCGTAGGTCCAGTGACTTGGCCTGCATCAATCCATGCCGCGCCATTCCAAGCATATAAATGACCGTTTGAGGCAACAACGTAAGTGTCACCCGTTAGATTGCCAGAGATTGGCAAATCATTGATCGTAGCAACAGTGCCTTTAATGGTAATACCGGTGCCTGCCGCACCAGTTGGGCCTGTCGGACCAGAAAGAGGACCAGCATTAACCCATACCATTATGTGTTACTCCAAATATAAATTAAGCCCGTTGCAGCAACAAATACTGCTTGCCCAGGACTACCTGTTGCAGGTAAATCTCCAAACGTTGCAACAGTCTGACTGATTGCTAAACCAGAACCCGTAGCTCCAACCGGGCCTTGAGGTCCTACAGCAAGTACTTCAACAATTGTAGGAGCAAGAGGGGTGTCTTCAACAATAAGACTTGTGTCAGACCCTATTTCTTCAACAATCGTATAGCTCATCTAGTGACCTCTTTAGAAACTTCCACATCACCGTACAGTAAACGGGTGACAATGCCTGTAGAAGAAACCAATTCTAGGTCGTATCTCCCTCGTTGCCAAGTAATAGCGCCTGTGTCAGCAGCTGACACTAACAATTGAATTTTGCCCTGTCCAGCCGTGATAATAATTCGGTTGTTTAGGGTTGTTAAATCTAACAGAACTGTGCTAGAACTGACAGTCTGTCTAATTTGCATACGAGCGGTATAACCTGACAGATTAATAACAGTCCCAGTGCTGTCTTTCCAGACAAACGTTTTGTCTAGTGTTGCACCTTGTTCGATAACAAAATCATATGCAGCGGCGGTCATACAAACCTTTGATATTCAATTTGAACAGAAGCACGGGTCAAACCTTTTGCTACGCGGGTACGAACTTCATTCATGCCGTCGCTGAAACGTTTTAAATACAGCTGCGCAGACTTAGGCTCGTAATATGGTTGATCAGGCGTATCGTACAAACGCGCACGTGCACCCAAGGTAATGAATTCGTAGTACCGTTCAAAGATTTCTTCATCAATTACAGATGAAGCACGCGAAGGCACAACTGCAACACGCAGTTTTATTTGCGCAGTTTCAGAAGTTTGTGGTTTAGGCACCAAAGTAATCTCTTGTGTGCGGCTACGAAAGTAGTAGTAAGGGTTGCCGTCTAAATCATTCCAGTTGGACGTGCGATAAATGCGCGTCAGTTCTTCAACCGCTTTGGGGATCAATAGCTGATCGCCATACCACGCTTCCATAATGTCAACAACTTTATACCCAATATCTGGCTCAAACGGATATACCGAGACACCTTCTATGCTATCCATTGCAGTCAATTCAGTTTGTAACACACGTGTTTTTTCACAAAACTGAATAGCAGCATTGCGAATGGCTTGTACAGCCACAATTTCAGGTACGTCTTTAACGAACTGAATAACATCAGGCAGAAACGCCTCGTAAGATACGTCGCTCATGTTTGTGATCCTGGAATAGCCACATTACGTGGGTTAAGCGCATTAACAGGATCGTTAGTCGCTTCGGTTTGAGCCTTGCCTTGCATAGCCGCTGTAAACGTTGCCAAATAACCTTGGGCCAACTGCAGGCCAGGAGCGTATTCAGCATCTTTGCTACATGCACGGAACAAAATGTAATCAACCAATGCAGACTGGAAGATATCAAAAATTGGAATAACTTGATTTTCAGTTGTCAAGTTAGTAGGCTGAGCTGAATAGTTCAACTCAACGTATTGAGTCCCAGTGTTGGGAGGGTATACGTAAAACGCCGTTTGATCTTGGATGTCGTAGATGAAGTTTTTAACTTCGGCTTTTGGAATTCCGGTATGCCAGTACGGATCAAATCCATCAAGCACTTCACGAGACACAATACGAATTGCACGACCAGCAGCTGAGCCAGTAGTACCCATATTGCGATAAATCTGTAACAACAACCAACCGTCTGAAGGAATTGTTTGCCGTGTTCCAGCAGTCAATAACTTCGAAACGGTGGTCGATGAAGCACTCGGTTGCATGGTTACGATTTGGCGCATACCATCGTTTAGCCAGCTGAGTAATTCAGCACGGGTCCAACGAACATTGGCAATATCAGTTAACTGAATTGCCGCTTTGTTGATAATGGTTTGTGCGGTTACCGTACCCATAATTCACCTTATCAAGTTACAGCAAGAGCTGCAACAATTGCGGGGACTTGCGTGCCAGACCACAGACCTTGAACAACTAAGTTGTTAGAGGTTGCAGTACCTGCATCAAGGCCAGTGATACCTAGAGCTTGTGTATAAGTAAAACCTGCAGATACCAAACCATCGATGTTGGAAGTAGTATCTTCAGCAATTACAGCTTGCGCTTGAGGCAAGGACAAACCACTAGAAATGAGATCGTCAATAATGGCCATGGTGTTCTCCTTAGGTTAATAAATGGCAGGGGCCGGAGCCCCCGCCGTCTCCGGTAGGAGTTTAACCTGCAGCGACCAACAAAGCCAGACCATTAGGCTGTACAACGCTAGTGCCGTACACGTTCAAGCCGCGAACCAACGTACCAAAGTCGTTAGGGTTCTGCAAGCTCTCAACCTTAGCGATCTGAGAAGCGAAGGTAATGGCAGACTTATGGCCAGCAATCACGGCGTGACGCTTAACTGCGCTAGACAAGTTAGCATCGGTACCAGTATTGGGGTTCATCCAAGTTTTGCCAGCAGCGCCACGTGGGACCAAGTTAGACACATACACTGTGAAACGGTCGATCATGCCGATCTTGCCGTTACGCAACACGCTAGAAGCGTCGCCCATGAACTGAGCTTGTGCCAAGTTAGATTGCATCAGAATCTGACGCTCTGTGGGGGTAATGATCAACCAACGGTCTGTCTCAGGCACGTTGGCTTCATCCAACACGCTTGACAAAGCAGTGATGCTAGACAAGATGTTAGAGGCAGTCAAAGTGATGGCAGATGTGTCAATACCGAGGTTGTAGCCACCGGAGATAGCACCAGCAGTTGCGCCTTGGTTAGAAGCAGAGCCTTGGTTGAAGTTGGTATACAGAACGTCTTTATCGATCTGAATCTTCATTTGCATGGCAGCGTCGTTGGTGAACATGTCCATCAACTTAGGCTTGGCTTGCAACTCGAGAACGTTGTTCACGTTCACGCCGAAGTACTTACCTTTGTTGATAACCAACTGCAATGTGCTAGGAGCAGGCACTTCATAAGCCAAGTTTTGGCCGATAGAGTAGCTGTTGATGGTGATGGAAGGGATCGTGTTGATGATCACTGTGTCACCCATGCCGGTGATGTCACCTTGCCAGTCAGTGTTGGCGATTTCACCAAAAACTGTGGCGGCATAGAATTTCTGGGCCAGCTTGCCAGACCAGAGAGCGGGGATGAAAGAACCGGAGTAAGCGGTTCCAGAATAGGCAACCTGACCGCCGGGGGTATTAAAACCACCGGAGTTAATGGGATAGGCTGCTGCTGCGGTAATTGTAGACATGGTCTAGTCCTTTTTTAAAAAACAAAAATTAAAAACTGACCGCTACAACTAAGACATTCTTAACGAATTCGGCCTTCATTGATAGCGGCATGGATATCTCTCTCAATCTGCACCGCTTCTGCCTCATCGATCAACCCCCGTCTCCATTCAGTGTAAAACGAATCAATATCCGAGGTGGTATAGAGCCGTTTATCTGCTGACGAAGTTGTAGGAGCAGGCGACGTATGCGAGCGGGTCGGTGCTACTTGACGCTGAAGTTCTCGGTTAGCTTGAGGACGCTGAGCTGGGGCAAGCGTGGCTTTATACTGCTTGAAGATCGTTGCAGTACGGTTCGCGTCTAGCGACTCATACGCATTGGTCAAAGCATACTGGCG